GCCACCTGCATCGTCCGCCGCTCGGGGCCGTCAATCGACACCACATTGCCGCGCTCCGTCACATTGACCACCGCCGACGGGACGATCTGCCAGCCGATCCGCTCCGCCACCACCTCGGCAACCGCCCGGCCGAGGTGGATGTACCCGACCTTGATCGTGGCCGTACCCGAGGCCACAAAGCGCACGCGCCACCACCGGGCGGACGTGGCACCGCCGGACAGCCAAAGCGCAGGACCGGCCAGCGTGCCGAGGCCGTCAGCCTCCGATGCCGTCACGGTGTCGCGCGTCGTCCAGCTTGCGCCGTCGCTGCCGGATTCCAGCACCACCGACGACAGACCGCCACCCGGCGAGGCCGCCCACGCATCCCAAAGCGAGTCTTCGAGGCCGACCACGGCGACGTGATCGACGACGCGCGCCGCCCCGAGGTCGAAGCGGATACCGGCCTCATCCGACGCGGCAACCGCAAATCGCGCCTCACGGGTCAGCCGGTACGCCGCCGCCGTCGAGTCGAAAAGATTGCTGACGGGGTAGCCCGAGACGACCGCCGGAGTACCGGCGACCGCCTGAAAATCGACGGCGACCGTCGAGCCTGCCGCCACCGACTCCGCCGCCTGGTCCAGCGTCAATATCACGCGCGCGCCCCCGTCGTCACGTCGAGCGCGACCTCGCCAAGCCGCGCGGCATCGCGCAAGGCGCGGATGACGTCGGCGCGGAAGCCCGAACGGTTTTCGCGCTCGTTGATGACGATATTCCAGACCGGGCCGCCGCCGCCGCCGCCACCGCCCGAAGCCCTGAGCGCAGCGCCGGGGGCAGTGTCCGGGGCCGTCGCCACCGGCCCGCCCGTTGCGCGGCCGCCAAGCGAGCGCACCGACTCCAGCGACCCAGCCGCGTCGAAGCCCCGCAGACCATCGCCAGCGCCGCGGAAGCTGGACCCGATGCGCTGCCCGAAGCTGGCACCCGTCGCCGCCTCGCCAGGCTCGTCCGTGCCGAGGATCCAGCGGCCCAGCTTGGTGTCCGTCAGGTCGCCGCCGAAGACACCAACCACCGCATCGGCGATGGCGAAAAACGGTAGCAAAATCATTTTGCCGACCGACTCCATTGCCGCCATGATGATCGACGCAATCGACTGCGGATTCGCAAGCATCACCGGCATATTGGTCATGCCAAGCCGCATCGCGGACAGCAGCATGTCGGGTAGCCGCTCAATGATCCGCTCGAAAAATACGGGCATCTGCTCGAAAAGCGACAGCACCCGATCGGCAAGGCCGTCGACCGCATCGGCTACCATATCGGCAGCGTCGACACCCGACTTCTCCAGAGTGTCGATAACCGGTCCGAGCGCCCCGCCGATAGCCCCGCCGAAGCCAGGCATTGCCATCTCCAGACCCTGCGCAAACGCGGGGGCAAGCGAGTCACCGAAAAGCGCGTCCCCGCCCGCAGTCAATGCCGCGTTGACGTCGAGCGGCGGCAGACCCTCAGCGGCGAAAGTAGCCCCGCGTGCCTCAGACATTGCCCGCACCGCGTCGAGGTGCTTCGCGGCAGCCTCGGCTGCCTTGGCCTCAGCGTCGGCGGCATCCTTCGCGGCGTCGGCGACGGCCTGCGCAGGGGCAACCGTGGCCGACGTCTCATTGCTGATCGTCCGAGTCAGCTTGTCGACGCGCCCGGCCTGCGTCGCAGTCGCCTTCGCGGCTTCAGCCAAAAGGTCCATTCGGCCAGCCGCCCGCGCGATCCCTCCGCTTGTCCGGCCGAGCTCGTCAATGTACAGCGACAATTCTGCTACCGCATCGCGCGGGCCGTCCTCGCCGGTCACGGCGTCACGAAAGTCATACCAGACATCCGTCGCCCACCGGATGCCCTTCAAAACGTTGCCGATGCCGCGCGCGGAGAGGTCAGCGAGGAAAAGGGCAAAATCGGCACCGGCGTCGATCATCGCGGAAATTGCCTTGCCCCAGAAGACTGCCGTGTCCTTGATGCCCGCAATCACGGCGGGCTGATTTGCCATCAAGAGCTGCATCGGGCCGGATTCTTGGATCGCAAAGCCCACGTCTTCGAGCATGTCGCCGAAGGCATTTTTGACCTGCAGCGTCATCCCGGACAGCGTCCGCGCCTGCTCCTCGGCAGCACCGGCGAATTGCTTCGCCACGGCCTCGGTCGCCGCGCCCGCCGCGAGCTGCTCTTTGGTCAGGCCGCGCAAAGCCGGGATGGCCTCCCCGAGGCTGCCAAGCTGCCCCTGATACGCCGTCGTCAGCGACCTGACGGCCTGCTTCAGCTCAATGCCCGTCGCCGCCGAAAGATCAGCAGCCGCCCGCACGACCTCCCGCGCCTGATCGCCCGACGCACCAAGCGATACGCTGAGCGCCTGCATCGCAATGGTAGCCTCGTCGCCAACCGTCGAGACGGATTGCAGCGCGCTCGCGTCGTCGAGCATCGCCTGCATTGTCGCTGCGGTCAGCTCTCCGCGCCGCGCAAGGGCCGCCGCTAGGTCGCGCTCGGCTTTTTCCTGCACGCCCGCCGCCGCAAGGGCCGCACCGCCCGCCGCAGCCATCGCCGCACCGGCAGCCGCCGCAGCCTTGGCCGCACCGGCCATTGCATTGATAGCGGTCGTGTTTTTTTTGAGCTGGGCTTCGGCGTTGCCGCTCGCGTTGACCTCGACGCCCACCCTCAGCTTGCTCACGTCAGCACCCCCGCAGGTAGGTCAAAGCGTCCGCCACCAAGGCGGGCGGATCTTCCACGGTCAGCGTCCGCGCCTGGACCGCCTCCCATATCGAGACGTACAGCGCGACCGGCTTGCACTCGCAATGGTAGCAGCCCCAGACGGGTACTGTCGGCTCCCCCGATCGGTCGGGTAGCAGCGTAAGCGGGGCTAGATCGCGGCGTCCGCATCGGCCCTCGACGTGTCGGACGGGCTTTGCGGATCGGGCGAATGCGGCGGCGACTCGGAGGGCCGCCCGGTCGGCTCCCCCAGCCCGGCCAAAGCCGCCACCCCCTCACGGATGATCTCGCCCAGCACGCTCTCAAGCTCCGGCGCGTCAACGAGCATCGCGATTACCGAGGCGTCGGCAAGCGGCACGGCCACCCCCAGCACCTCCTCGGTCGTGGTCGGGATCTTGAGCGGCTCGCCGTCCGGGCCTTCGATCCCCTCGACGCCCGTAATCATCACCCGCAGGAGGGCCGCCGAAACTGCCGTTGACGCAAGCCGTGTACGCTCAGCGTCGCGCAGACCGTCGACGCCACCGGCAGCGGCAAGGATGTCGAGGTCTCGACCGTCTGCCTTGGCTTGCGCAATGACGGCGGCCCGCTCCTTGATCCGCGCGGTAGCTTCGAGCGCGGCTGCCACGGCATCAGCGTAGATTCCGCGCGCCTGAATCCACGCCCGTTCGACCGTGCCGATAGCGCGGTACTTGATGGCAACGTCGGGATTGCCGTCAAGCCTGCGGACGCGATCCCGGCCAACGCCGACCCGCATCACGTGAGCCGCAGCTCGAAGCCGTCATTGCCGCTGCTGCCTTCGAGTATCGCCGTAGCCTTGTACACAATGGCGCTCTCACTGACCTCCACGTCGGGGGCTTGCGTCGTGATCCGAGCGCGCGGCGCGTAGACGACAAGCCGCGTGCCCGCAGTGTCACCGATGGTCAGCGTCAGGGCGATAGTGCCCGTAGCCAGCCGCCCAAGGATCGCGTCGCCGCGCTCGACGTACAGCGAAAAATCCAGCGTCACATCGCGCGACGTGATCCGCCGCGCCCGCAGGCGGTTAGTCGATACTCGATTGCGGTCGTCCCAGACCGTATTCGCGATGCGCAGCGTCGCCTCGATCAGCGGGGCATCGGAGCCAGCCACCGAAATAGTCCCCGCCGTGACGGGCAGCAGAACGCCAGCCGCAGCGAGGTCGGGGCAGAACGGGCCGACAGCCGAACCGCTCGCCACCTCGGCAGCAAGGCCGGGCGTGATCGTCAGGTTTCCCGCGCCAGATTCCGTCGAGCGCGCCGTGACGCGATAGCCCGCGCCAGTGTTGTCCTCTGCGCCAAGCGCGATCCACGAACCGACCTCGATTGCGCCTGTCTCAGCGACGGCAATGGACGTTTCCGCAATCGGCTCCGTGGCGGTCATGGTGGTGTAGCCGCAGCGGACCGACTTTGTGCCGCGCCCGTTGATCGTGGCCTTGGGCGGCTCCATGCCGGTCAAGGCGACTTCCAGCGACTCGACAAATCCGCCGTGGATCAGGCGCGAAACCGATTCGAGGTCTTCGAGGACGTGGACCGACGCGGCGTAATCCGACGCGGGCGCGTAGATCACCGAAACGCCCGAATCGACCGTCTCCGTCAGCCCCGCCGCGATCAGAAGAGGACCGATGTCCGGCGCGGTGCCAGCCGACCCCGAAGGCCGGATGCTCGCCTCAATCGAAAACGTGGCGTCGTGCTTACCGGCGACGCGGTCGCCCGCGATCTGATCAAGCGTGTGCCGCTTCGCGTCGGCGCGAACGTCGGGGATCGTGTCGGTGATCACGCCGTCATTCAGGTGACGGATCAGCGCACCGCCCGACCACGCGGTGATGGCTTCGCTAAGGTCGCTCGTCTCCGTGCAGACGACGACCTTCTGCCGCCGTCCGACTGGATTGACCGGGTAAGTCTGATCTGTGGACATCGCTTAGCCCCTCTTTCGCCGCGTCGCAGCGGCAGGTTTGGTCTTCTCGGATTCCTTGACGGCCTTCAGGCGGCCGCCGCTGCGGGCGATCATTCGGGCTTCCGTGCCGTCCAGCACGTCAATAGATTCGCCCGGGCGCAGCGTCCCCACGCCTTCGAGCCTGATCACCGCGCCGCTTGCATTGATTAGCTTCATCGTGCCTCCACTATGCCGCAGATCGTCCGACAGATTCAACCGCCACAACATCCAGCGTCGCCGCGGCGATCCAAGCGCGGCCCTCCATCCCGGCGGCGTAGTCAATCTCGGTCACGACGTAGTCTGCTACCGTCGTCGAGCCACCAAGCCGCGCGGTCGTCTCGATTGCCAATTCCGCCGCCCGCGCAAGCCGACGGATACGCGCCATGAGCGTCGCACGGTCGGCATCCCGGTCAAGGATTGTCACCTCAATGGTGTGCTCCGCCCGCTTTTCCGCGCCCTTGACGACCGCATAGACCGTGCGGGGCGCGCCGATTCGCGCGCACGGGAACCGCGCAACCTGCGGCGACTCCCACTCGATTACATCGGCCAATGCGCCGGGGATCAGCGGCGCGCCGTAGGCCGCATTGACGGCCGCAGCCTGATCCGCAAACGGCGACCCCTCAAGCACGGCGACAATGCGGGCGATCGCGTGATCAATCACAGCGCGCCCGCGTCGCCCAGGTCTGCGGTGCCGGTGATTCGCGCCGGGCTTTCGCCACGGTCAGCCAGCGCGCCGATATCGTCGAGCCATCGCTGCGTCAGCCCATCCCATCGGCGGGTGTCGGACGCGCCAAGCTCGACAAGCCGACGGCGGGGCAGCGGGTATCCGCCCGCCCATTCCGGCCCGCGCCCCCGGCCTTCGTGGTGGTCCTCAGCGTAGGGCAGAGCCGACCCGACAGACAAGCTCTTTGCGGTGATGTCTTCGACGTGGTTCGGGTCGGCCCGCTCCGTGAACGACGGGTACAACAATTCGCCCGCCTCGCTCTTGCGGTTTTGCGACGCGATCCAGCGCAGCACCGGCGGGTTGCGCCGCCCCGTGCCGAAAATCTTGCGCTTGAACGCGACGTATCGCCGCTCCTCGCGGCGGTAGGCCCACGATCCTTGCCCCTCCGAGGCCCACCAATCGGGCCAAACCTTTTGTCGCAGGTCGTCAGCGATCAGCCGATATACCGGCGACATGTCGGCAATCGCAAACGCAAGCCCGGCAAATACTCGCCGGACGCGATCCATACCCGAGACGTTGACGTATAGATAGGCGGTCGTCATCGCTCGAACCACGGCTGACCGGCGGCGTTGCCGGTCGTCTCGCTCAGCTCGGTCTGCCAACGTACGCCCGTAGCCGATCCCTGCGAATCGAGCCACGCACCGAGGATGCCGCCAAGCTCGCCCGGCGGGTTGTCCGCCAGCGCGCCCAAGGCATCCCGTCGCCAAGCCAGCGACCGGCCCGATCGGTTGGGGTCTTGCCCCGTGTAGATTCGATCTTCCCACCGCGCTGCCGACAACAGGACCGACGCCAGCACGACAGCCGCCGGGGTCGTGCCGCTGATCGACACCCCCGCACGCGCGCAAATCGCGTCAATCTCGGCGTCAGCAAGGCCGATCAATAGATCAGCGTCGCCGGGCGTCAGCGTCGACGAGCCGCTCTCCGGAGCGACGCCGACAAGGGCCGCCACCTGATCGCGGTCAGCGTACATCAGCCCTTGGCCTTGCGCCCGCGCTTGGCCGGTGCTGGCTGGGCAGCCTCGACAGGCTGGGCAGCCTCGATAGGCTCGACAGGCTCAACCGGGGCAGCCTTCGCGGCCTCCTCGGTCGCAAGAATGATGCCGACGCCGTCACGGACCAGCGCGGCGGCCTGGCTGTCGTCTACCTCGACGACCTCCCCGCATCGCTTGCCCTTGACCGTGGACATCAAGCCAGTGATTTTCAAAAGTGCCATCGGATCCCCCTTGCGAAAATCCGGGGGCGGCCCGTGATTGAGCCGCCCCCGGTCAGAATCAAGACGTGCAGCCGGTCAGCATGTAGATCGTCGAGGTGTCGACAATCTTGTGAAGGTAATTGGCGTACACGATGACTTCCTCACCCTTCGGGTTCGGAGTCTCGAACAGGTCGACCATACGGCCGTCGCCGTTGAAGCCCTCGGGCGTCTGGACGAAGGTCTTGACCGGGCGACGGTCGAAGCGGTCGGTTTCGGCGTCCGCGCGCGGCGTCCACATCACCCACAGCTTCGAGGACGGCCAAATGTCGGCCTGCGTCTCGGTCTGGCCAGCGGTGCTCGACGTGTAGACCGCGCTCGGCACGATTACGCGATCAAGCCGGAACATCGCCTTGATCATGTCCTCGACGCTCACCATCGCGTTGCGCTTGCGCCAGTCAACGATGTCGTCGTCGGCAAGCAGCAGGGCGAGGTTGCCGCTCGGGATCACCAGCGTATTGGCGCGGAATCCCGAGGCGGTGCGAACGGCTTCGATGGCCGCTTCGATGTCCGCAATCGGGGTAGCCGAGCCGTTGCCCCAAACAGCGGTCGCCGCCGTGTCGGGCACGTTCGACGTGTTGCCGATCAGGTCGGCAAGACGCTTCTCCTCGGCAACAAGCATTTTGTTCATCACGCCGTCCGACTTGGCGAGGCGGGCTTCTTCGAGGATGCCCTCCTTCTCGAACTCGGCGCGGTCGGGCTGCGACAGGAAGTCGCCCAGCTTGTATTGCAGAGCGGTGTCCGTGAGGAGCGTGGATTCGAGCCGAACGCGGTTCGCCGGAGCGTCGGGCGCGACGAGGTCGGCGTTGGCCTCCGACCGGAACATATCGCTGCCCCAGCTCCGGTAGGTGAACTTGCGACCGGCCCCGATGTCGACGACGGGCGCGATCGTGCGGGCGAGGAACGTCTGGTCGCCCTTGTGCCCTTGGATGTAGTCGGTCAGATTGTGCGCGATAGGCGTAGTAGCCATGATTCAGTCCTTCCTTCCGCCCGGTTACGCCGGGGTCGAGATGTCGTCGACGTGGACCACGACCCGGATCAGGTCATTGGCCGCGCCGGCGGTGTCAAGAGCGTAGCCGATGATGCGCGCGCCGTCAGCCGTGGTCGTGACGCCTTCGCCGTCCGTGGTCGCCGTGACGGCAGCCCCGGCGGTGATGGCGTCCGACGCCCGGCAAAGGGCCACGCCCGCGACCGCGACCGCGACCGCGGCTCCGCTGTCGGCATCGTCGATCGCCAGGCCAACGATGGCATCGGTCGCCGCCGTAGCCTTGGCAACGGTGCCCGCTCCGCTGATCTTGAGAATGTCGCCCTCGTTGACCGCCGCCGACGTCACCATCGGCACGATCAGTGCATTGTAGGTAGCCATATCAGTTCCCTTCCTGTTCGCGGCGGGCACGCTTCCAAGCGGCCTGCCGGGTAATTCCGTGCTCCTTCATGATGCCTTCGACGCGCTCCGAAAAGACCAGCTTTTCATCAGCGCCTTCTTCCGCCACGCCCTCGGGCTTGCGGAGCTCGGGCCGCACGCTGCGGGCCTCGATCATCGCCCGGACGTCCGCGCCAGCCTCCGACAGCAACAGCTTTTTGAGCGTGTCGCGCTCGGCAGGCTCGAATCGGTCGGCCTGACTGTCAAGATAGCGGTCAGCTTCCAGCGCGGCGGCCTGCGCTTCGGCCTTGGCCTTCTCGGCTTCGAGCTTCGCCACGCGCTCGCTCAGCTTGACAACCTCGGCTTTCGCAGCCTTGGCCGTCTCGCTCAGCGCGACCGTTTCGCCCTCAGCCTTGGCGACCTCTTCCGCCTTCGCGGCGGCTTCGGCGGCCTTGGCCTCGGCTTCGGCGGCCATCGTTTCGGCCTTGGCCTTCTCGGCTTCGAGGAAATCCGCGATCCCCTGACGCGTCGCGTCGTCGAGATCGGCACCACCGCGAAGCGCCGTCAAAATCTGTTCCCAATCCATCGTTATACCCTCCGGGTCTTTCGATTTTTCGCCGTCGTCGGTGTCCACCGCCGCGATCTCAGTCAGCACCATGCCGCACTCGACGCGATCCGCGCAAGCAGCAGACTCGGATGCGGCGATGCGTTCCATCCCCTTCAAGAACTCGGCATCGGGCGGGAGCAGCGCGACGGCGGCCAGTCGGCGGCCCGCGTCCTTGCCCGTCACGGGGTCGCGATGCGAGTGAGCTTCGATGCTCACCGAGGTCCAATTGCCCGCGCGGATCATATCGACCGCATCCGGTCGCCACTCGACCTGACCCCAAAGCGTCTCCGCCGATTCGCCCGTGTACGGGTTGACGCCGGGGCGCGTCTCAAGCGCGACGATCCGCCCGACGACCTCGGGCGACCCGTGCTCGCCACCCTCCACCCGCACGAATCGATTCGGGTTGCGCTCGAAGTTTTCGACCATCGCGGCAAAATCGGACGCGGTCAATTCGACCCAGCCGCCGCCGCGCTGATAGAGACGGGCTGCATACGCAAGTTGGTACCACTTCATTCGATCACTCCGATATGGACGCAGCGGCAACGGGAGGTGCCGCCAAGACAAAGCGGATTCGGCACGGGAGGCAATTCCGCCCGCGTCGGTGCCTCTTGCTGATCGACAGATAGGCAGACCTCGCAGGTGCCGCTGTCGAGGATCGCGGAATAAATCCAGCGCGACGGGCGCACGGTCTCGCCCCCGACATCAACGCCAGCTTCCGCAGCGTCGGCACGACCGGCGGCCAAGCCCGACCCGACGACCTCCGACACCGCTGCGGCCGTGGCGAGTTTCGCCCCCCGGCTGAGCAGATCCTCGAAGGCCGCAAGATTCGGCGGGGTCGTCGAGGCCGCGCTGATCGCTGCATTGATCGCCTCGGATTGGACCTCCGACGCGATCCGGTCCGCCCGAGCCTTCGCAGCCGCAACGATCCGCTGCATTGACGGGGCCTCCTCAGCCAGCAGCAAGCCAGCCGACCGCGCCCAGCTCAGCACCTCGGGCGTCGAGCAATCCGCAGCGCAGTACATCGACACGGCACCGCCCCTTGCGACCGCAGCCGTCAGCCCCGAATGATCGCCGCGCCGCACGCCAAAAGCCGCAGCCTCGACGACCGCAGACGGCGGGACCGCCGACAATTCGGCCTTCGCCTGCCGCTTCAATTCGGCGGCAGCCTCCTTGCGACCGGCACCCATCGCGTCGACGGCAATGGACACCAGACGGTCCTGCAAATCACGACGACGCCCAACCTCGAACGCCGCGATCTTGCCGAAATCGCGGGCCTCGATCAGGGGCCGCAGGTAGCGCGACGCCCGCGCCCGCGCCTCGGTCGTCCACTCCTCGACGATCCGCACGCCCTCCGCTCCGAGGTCTTCGCGCGCGTCCTGCATCGCCAGCACGTCAAGGCATCGCGCCTCGATTGCGGTCAACTCCCGCCGTGTCGGCGCGTCCGACAATGCCGTGACGCTCGTCTCCTCCGCTGGCCCATCCGTCGCCGCTTCCGGCTTCGGTCTGGCGGGCAGGCGACCGACGCGCCGCAGGTAGTCTTCGAGATCGGGCGACGGCGTCAGCATACCCGCGCCTTGCAGCGTCGCGACGTAGGTCGCAATCGTGGTCGGGTCATCCTCGACGATACCCGACGGCGTCCACGCTGGCACCGGCGCGGACCCGCCGAAATTGTGGCGGATCGCCTGGGCGACCATCTCGGTATACACTTCGCCCACGTAGCGGGCCGCCGAATCCGCGCGCTTCAGGGCCTCGCGCACCTGCACTTCGCCTACCGCACGCGATCCCGTCTCGGTCGAGCCGAGCGTCATCCACTGTGCCATGAGCGACGCGGCAATTTGCTGATCGTGGTAACGCACCGTGTCATTGAGAGACGAATCGCCGCCGCCGGTCCGCTCGAGGATCCGGACGTTGTTGATGTCGCCGCCGACAAGCGACAGCGGCACCATCAGGTAGCCGCGCTCGTGGACCCGCAAATCCTTGACGGCGTTTTCGAGGTCGTCCGCGCCGGGAGCCTTATCGTTGTAGCCGACGACCGGCGTGCCCATCGCAAACCGCTCATGCCCGATCGACCGCACCACGTCGAGCTTGCCCTTGGCGTACCAGTGCCGGTAGGCCGGTCGCAGCATCGGCGATCCGTACAGGTCTTGATCCGAGGTCGGGCGGTGGACCCATAGCCAAAGCTGCGAGACCGGCAGCGTCGCAGACGCGACCGAGTCGCCGCTGTACCCCTTGACGTCGAGGGCGACGGGCGACCCGTCCTTGATCTGCCACTTCCACCACGTATCAGGGGCGCGTGTCGTGAGGACCGGCCACCACAGGCGGCCCTCACGGGCGAATGTCTGCTGGATCGCCTGAGTGCCGAATGGCAGGTAATCGAGGATCACGCC